GCTTTGGCTTCAGAGTTCTTAAAGAACCTAGCAGATATAGCACCAACCTACGTTATTCTTGGGAACCATGATGGTAATCTAAAGAACTCTGATAGAGAAGATGCTGTGTCTCCTATTGTGAATGCCTTAAATCACCCACAGTTATTCTTATTAAAGAACTCGGGGCGTGTCTCACCACAACCTGGTCTATCGTTCAACGTGCTCTCCATCTTTGATAGAGATGCTTGGATGCGACCAAAAACTGGAGATATAAACATTGCTCTTTATCATGGTGCTGTTATGGGATCAACAACAGGATCAGGATGGGCTATGGAGCACGGAGACGATGACATAGAAATCTTTAAAGATCATCAATACGTTATGCTTGGAGATATTCATAAACCACAAATTCTAGACACAGAAGGTCGTGTACAATATGCAGGGTCTACGATACAACAGAATTTTTCGGAGGACGGAAGAAAAGGATACAAACTTTGGACAATTAGATCTAAAGATGATTTTGATGTTCAACATGTTATCTTTACAAACCCACGACCATTTATAACAGTCAATCTTGACAAACAAGGACAAATTCCATCACATTATCATATACCGCATGGGTGTAGATTACGGATGATCTCAACTGTAAACATGGATAGCTCTTCTATCCGCAAGATTACTGATTTAGCGCGTTCTAAATACAATCCGGTGTCTTTATCCTTCCTAAACAAAGGAACGTCTAATTTTACATCCTCGGACGGACAAGAGCATAAAATGGAAAACATGCGCGATGTTTCCGTTCAAGAAAGGTATATTCGAGAATATTTGGAAGATTATGAGTTAAATGAGGACTTGATGAGTCAAGTGCTAGATTTAAATACTAAATACAATAAAGAGGTGGAAAAAGTTGAAGAAGTCCGAAGAAACGTCAAATGGAATATTAAAGAGATGGAGTTCTCAAATTTATTTAATTATGGACAAAACAATACTTTGGATTTTGCAAATCTCTCTGGAATCGTTGGCATTTTTGGGAAGAACTACAGTGGGAAGTCTTCTGTTATTGATTCTGCTCTTTATGGCATTTATGGCGGAACCAGCAAAGCCGAGAAGAAAAACGTTCACCTCGTCAATCAAAATAAAACTAAAGCCTCTATCAAGATGGTGGTCGAAGCAGACGGTCAAGATTTCCAAATCACTAGGAATCTTAATAAATCTTATAAGACCCAACGAGGAAAGTCCGTCCCTGTGGCCTCTGGTGATCTTGATTTTCACAATCTCACTACCGATAGTTCTTGCAACGGCGATTCTGTAAAAGACACTGAGGCTAATATAAGAAAAATCTTTGGCAATATTGAAGACTTTATGATAACTTCTATGGCTTCACAACTAGACTCTCTTGCTTTTATAAAAGAAGGATCAACAAAGCGCAAGAACAAACTAGCTAAGTTTCTTGATCTTGATATCTTTGATCAAAAGTTAAACTTTGCAAAGAAAGACTCTTCAGAGATATCTACTTTAATAAAAAGACTTAAATCTAAAAAGATTGCTGAGTTGCTTGTTGCTAAGCAAGAAGAAGTAGAAGAAATTAACGATGATATAGACCATCAAACAGATTTATGCAAAAAACACAACACTCGATACGAAGAGTTGCTCGAAGAATTTTTAAAAATAGAAGAGGAGATAAACTCTATTCCTCAAAACATTATTGACATTGATGAGCTAGAAGATGAAATTGATCGTTTGGAAGTCGAAATACATAAAGCTGGTGTTAAAGTGTCTGATAACAAGCTTATAATAAAACAAAATGTTCTTGCTATTCAACAAGCTGATGACATTGTAAGCTCCATAAACAAGCATAGGCTCACGCAAATCATAGAGCAGTGTGTTGAGTTTGAAGAGTCTTTAAAAGCCTCTGAACAGGAGCTCAAGAGCCTTAAAACACAAGAAAAACAAGCGCATAAAAAAATTAATATGCTTCATGACCATGAGTATGATCCTGACTGCAAATATTGCTGTGATAACAAGTTTGTTAAAGATGCTACAAAAGCAAAAGATTATCTTCCGACTCTTGAAGAAGAGATTGAGGAAGTAGAAAAGATAATTGATGGTTGGCAACTAAAGATCTTTGGACTTGACAAAGAAAGTGCTGAGAAAGAACTAGAAGTTCTTAAAAAGAATGTTGATAAACGCAGCAGCTTCTTATCCAAAAACCATAATTTAGAAATAACAAACGAATCTCTTGTGTCCAAGATATCTTTGCTGAAGAATCAGAAAGCTTCTTTAGAGCAACAAAGAGACGAATACAACGCAAACCGTCAAGCAATTGAAAACCTCTCTTCTTTAGTTAAATCAAAGAATGCTGTTAAGATAAAAATGTCTGAAGCTAAGCAAAGAAAAGAAAAGTGTGACAAAAAGATTCAAGACTATCTTGTTGAGCTTGGAGCTGTGCAGAGTACTATAAAACGTCTTCGCGTTGAGAAACGAGAACAAGATGAATTAGAAGAATCATTTATTGCTTATGAGTTGTTTATGAGATGTATGCACCCTAATGGAATTGCCTATGAGATTATCAAACAAAAACTCTCTCTTATCAATGAGGAGATCCAAAAGTGTCTCGCAAACATTGTTGATTTTGAAGTTATGTTTGAGGAAGATGGTCGTAATCTAGATATTAACATTAAGCACCCTAAGTATGATTCCCGCCCTATCTCTATGGGCTCAGGCGCAGAGAAGACCATAGCAGCTATGGCTATCCGTCTTGCTCTTATTGAGATAACAAACTTGCCTAAATCCACTATATTCATTATGGATGAACCAGCGACAGCTCTAGATCAGGAACACATGGAAGGTTTTGTTCGTTTGATAGACATGATAAAAGATAAATTCAAGACGGTGTTATTGATCTCGCATCTTGATGTTTTAAAGGATTGTGTTGATAAAACAATAGATATACAGAAAGTTGGCGGTTATGCTAAAGTAAACTGCTAAATCTATTTCCAAAGCCTATTTAGTGTGAAAGCTATTTAGGCTTTTTTCTTTTGGAGATCACAATGACAAGAGAAGAATTTTTAGAGGCAGGAGAAAAAATGGAACAAGAAAGAAAAGAAAAATTAAAAAAAGATTTATATCTTGATAACAAGAACAAAGGGGTTCTTGATGCAATTCAAGAAAAGGCAATTTCGAGAAAGTTACTTGTATTTATATCAGCAACAGCTCTATTGTGGAACGCACAGCTAGACCCTGAAACTTGGGGAATGATTGCTATGATGTATATCGGTGGTCAAACCGCTGTTGACTTTGCCAAAATGTGGCGACACGGTGGTTAGTCATGATTTGGTTATACAAAGCAAAGAATTGGATTGTAGCTCATAAGAACTGGCTGGTTCTTGTGGGTTTGTTTATATTGTCTTATGTGCTTGGAAGACGATCAAACCAAAACTATTTGGAAATGGCATATTTAGCCAAAGACCAATACAAGAAAGAGAACGAAGAGCTTGAGCGTTTACAAAAAGCAAAACAAGTTCGAGATAAACGAGCTGAGCAAAAAGCAAAAGCCGTTAAAGCAGCGCTGGAAGCAGAAAGAAAAAACAGAATTGAAGAACTGGAAAAAGAACACGCAGCTCCTGATGATGTGTTTCAAAATATAGGGATTAAAAAGAAATGATCTTTCTATTATCTTTAGCATTTGCAGACGTACCAGAGTACACTTATCTTGAAAGAGGAATGGAAGCTCCATTCTCTGGTCGCTTGTTTAATGATACAGCATCACAATTGTTAGCAGATCAAGTCGCAAACGCAACAGACAGATGTCTCATTGAGCTTGATTACCAAGTTGGTGTTGCTTTAGCACAGAAAGAACAAGAAATAAACAAACTTAAGTCTCAACATAAACTCGATAAAGGGACGCTTGAAGCCGAAGTCCAAGCTCTCGAGACAAGAATAGAAGCATTAGAAAAACTAAAAACACCCCCAAAAAAGAAATTTTGGTTTTCTTTTGGACTAATTAGTGGTATAGGAATTACAATAGCTATAGCAAATGCGGTGAACTAATGAAAAATAAAGATCCAAACTATATCATTAAAGTAGAAAAAGCAATTTCAGAAAAATATGGTGAAGAAACAATACAAAATCCAAAACAATATTGGACTGATGATAAAGAGAAGCAATATGTAAAACAATTAAAAGACCTTTACAAAGATTCTAATCAAAAAGATGATATCCAAGTTGAGGTTAGTGGCGTTTTTATTCCAGAGAAACTAATTACGAAAGAATCTAAGCGTTCTTGTCCTGTTTGCAATACTTATTCATTTAAATCAAACGATGATGTTTATATGGCAAAATTTGATTGTTGTGAAAAGTGTTATATACAGTGGGTTGAAGATCGTGAGGAACGATGGCTAAAAGGATGGAGACCAAATGAGTAATACAACACTAGAAATTATACAAGGGCTTGCTCAAGCAGCCGCAAACGTTTATGATGGAGCTCACGACAAAAGATTTTCTTATGATGGAGAAGAGCGTACAATGGGCTTAAAAAGAGAAGAAGGTTGTGCCTTAATGGACAAACGTGTTATGGACGGATTTAAAGTTCGTTTTTATGGAGATTCCATGATTCTTTCTTATCAATCAGATATTCTTCTTAAAGAAGTATATGGTGGTAAATTTGAACAAGATATTGAATCTATGTTAAATGATATCAAAAAGTTTCTTCAAAAAGAATACAGAAAAGTTACAGGTAAATCAGTAACTCTCACAGCCAAAAGCGAACCAAGCATCCTTGTACAATCAACATCAAGAGTTCGTTCCTTTGTTGAAGCTAATCAACACTTTAAAATTGGCAACATAGAGGCTATGCCAATTCTCGACCCTTCGGTTGATGCAACAAGAGATATTACAAGAAAATTTTTAGAACAATTTTCGGACAAACGTCCACCAAACGATAAACGCAAAAAAGGAGCGAATCAAAAATGAAACTCACAAATGAACAATTAAAACAAATTATTAAAGAAGAATTAGATAATTTAATGAATGAGTATATAGACGATACAAACGAACATATACCTCTTAGTGTTAACCAAAATATGCGACCAGAAGAAAGAAATCAATATGCCGATTTAGCTCCTGGACAGTTTAAGTTTGTTGGTGATGACAAATTAATAGCTAGAGGAAGAGATGGCGAAAACTATTTTGCTTACGATAATACAGCAGGCGGAGATCATGCAACAGAATCTAGACAAAAATTACTAGCGATGGGTTACGAGGAAGTTGGTCCAACTGCCGCTTTTTAATGAGGCATAATGTCACTTAAGTTATCAAAGCAAGATATAATAAAAGAAATCCTTAAAAGCGGAAAAGATCCATTATACTTTATAAACAACTATTGTCGGATCTCACACCCTCTTAAGGGTTTAATTCCTTTTAATACATATCCTTATCAAGACGATTTAGTAAAAGACTTTAATGATTATCGCTTTACTGTTATCCTCAAAGCAAGACAGCTTGGTATCTCTACGATCTCAGCTGCTTATGCTGTGTGGTTTATGCTATTCCACAAAGAAAAAAACATACTTGTTATGGCAACCAAATTTGGAACTGCTGCCAATCTAGTAAAGAAAGTAAAAATGGTAATGAAGAACCTCCCACCATGGATGAAGGTTGCTGACATTACAATCGACAACAGAACATCGTTTGAGCTCTCTAATGGTTCAACAATCAAAGCAGTTGGAACATCGGCAGATGCTGGTCGTTCAGAAGCTTTGTCTTTGTTGATTATTGATGAGGCAGCTCACGTTGATGGTCTTGATGACCTTTGGGCAGGTCTTTACCCTACGCTATCAACAGGGGGTCGCTGTATCGCTTTATCAACTCCTATGGGTGTTGGAAACTGGTTTCACAGAACCTACATAGACGCAGAGAATGGAGACAATGAGTTTCATCATGTTTCTTTGCCTTGGGATGTTCACCCTGAACGTGACCAGGCTTGGTTCGAGAAAGAAACAAAAAATATGTCAAGGAGACAAATAGCACAAGAACTTGAGTGTAATTTTAATACGTCCGGAGAAACAGTTATACACCCAGATGATATACACTGGATATTTGAAAATATATCAGATCCAGAATACAAAACTGGTTGGGATAGAAACTTGTGGATTTGGGAAAAGTATCAAGAAGGTGTACCATATCTTCTCGTTGCTGATGTTGCAAGAGGTGATGGAGCGGACTCTTCTGTGTTTCACGTACTTCGCACAGATACGATGGATGTTGTTGCTGAATATCAAGGCAAACCAACAATGGATTATTTTGCAAAAATACTATTTGATGCAGGAAAAGAGTATGGTAATTGCCTTATGGTAATTGAAAATGTTGGCATAGGAATAGCAGCTTGTGAAAAAGTAAGAGATCTTGGGTATCCAAATCTTTATTACTCAATCAAATCAACACATGAGTATGTTGATTCTCTTGAAGGTGAATATAATGATAGAGCTGTTATAGGGTTTACGACCTCTATGAAGACAAGACCTTTGATTGTAGCTAAGTTAGAAGAATATATAAGAAACAAATTAGTAAAACCTAAATCATCTCGACTTTTCCACGAAATGAAAACTTTTATATGGAACAATGGTAAGCCACAAGCTATGAGATCCTATCATGATGATCTAATTATGTCTTTGGCTATAGCGTGTTGGGTTCGAGATACAGCCCTAGAAGTATCGGAAAAAGATCGAATGTATCAAGAGGCAATGATTACCTCAATTAAGTCATCTCAAACCACTATGAATACAGCTATCAAAGGTATGAGAGGTTATGCTGGTACAAAAACTGAAGAGGCTCTTGAAGATTTCCAAAAAACTTATAAGGACTTTGCTTGGATTTTCAAAGGTTAGCTTGACAAACCAAATGCTTTATGCTATAATAGAACTATTTATTACGAAAAGGATGAGCTATGTCAAAATATAAAAAGTCGCCTTATAATCCACAATCAGATTTATTTAAGGCTTTAACAAAACTGTTCTCTGGTCCAATAACACAACGAAGAACACAAACAGGTCGAATGTTGCGAAGAAGACAACTCGATGATTACGCAAGTAAGTTCAAATCAGCTTCTGGTGCACAGTTTAAAAAATGGGAATATAACCCAATGAATAACACCACTCTTAATATGATATCAAATAGAGGTAGAGCTGAGCGTTATGTTGACTTTGATGAAATGGAATATATGCCAGAAATAGCATCTTCCTTAGACATTTATGCCGATGAGATGACAACTCATACTGCACTTCGTCCAATGCTTAACATTAAGTGTGCGAACGAAGAAATCAAACACATCCTCCATAATTTATATCATAATGTGTTAAACATTGAGCACAACCTTTTTGGTTGGGCACGAACAATGTGTAAGTACGGTGATTTTTTCTTATATCTTGACATTGATGAAGATATGGGAATTCGATCTGCAATTGGATTACCTACTAGAGAGATCGAGCGCCTTGAGGGAGAAGACCAAAGTAATCCTAATTACGTTCAGTACCAGTGGAATACAGCCGGACTAACTCTGGAGAATTGGCAAGTTGCCCACTTCAGAATCCTTGGTAATGATAAACATTCTCCTTACGGAACATCAGTGCTTGAAGCCTGTAGAAGAATTCACCGTCAACTTATACTATTAGAAGATGCTATGATGGCTTACAGAATTGTTCGTGCTCCTGAGAGAAGATTGTTTAAAATTGACGTTGGCGGAATACCTCCACAAGACGTTGAACAATATATGCAGAAAGTCATGACACAACTAAAAAGACATTCTGTTGTTGACCCATCTACTGGTCGTGTTGATTTGCGTTACAATCCTCTGTCTATTGAAGAAGATTATTATATTCCTATCCGTGGAGGACAGTCTTCAACTGATATTACCTCTCTCCCCGGGGCTGCCTATAATGGTGGTATTGATGATGTTAAATATTTGAGAGACAAATTGTTTGCCGCGTTGAAGATACCACAATCTTATTTGACAATGGGAGAAGGTGCAACAGAAGATAAAACAACACTTGCACAGAAAGATATTCGTTTTGCAAGAACAATACAAAGATTACAACGTGTTGCTATTTCTGAACTAGAAAAAATTGGCATTATCCATCTTTACACACTAGGCTATAGAAATGATGATTTGTTAACTTTTAAATTACAATTAAACAATCCATCAAAAATTGCTGAGTTGCAAGAGCTAGAGCATTGGAATAAAAAATTCTCTGTTGCTGGTGCTGCAACCGAAGGGTACTTTTCAAAACGATGGATTTCAGAAAATGTTTTTGGTATGTCCGAGGACGAGTTTCTTCGTAATCAGAGAGAAATGTTCTTTGATAAGAAGTTTGCTGCTAAACTTGAAGCAGCTACTGCTGGTGGTGAAGCTGGTGAAGATGCTGGTGGAGGCGGTGGCCTTGCTGGTGGAATGGATGATCTTGGTGGAGGAGGAGGTGATGATATGGGAGGTGACCTTGGAGGTGACCTTGGCGGTGGAGACACCGGTGGAGGAGATGTCGGCGGCGACGAAGGAGGTGACACCGATCTGCTCGCCGAACCCTCTGCAAAACGAGATGACACACCTCCGTATGTGGATATTCCAAGAAAGAAAGGATTTAACAACCCTGATTTGCGAAAACGTGGTCCATACAAATCACACCAATCCTCCTATGACAAAGGCGGCATGAAGAAATCTATGCTCGGAGCAACAGGGATTGAGGCATCTAGAGCAACTGGTCGTAACATATATAAAGGCTATGTTGGAAACGAATACTCTCTTTCTCAAGCTGCTGGTGGATATTTAGAAGAAGAGCAAAAATTAGAAACTGTATCTCGCGAAGTTGAGATGCTTATTGAATCATTAAACAAAAAGGAACCAATCGATGAAACATAATAAGAAAAGAAATACCGCTTTTCTTTACGAGTGCCTTATCAAAGAAATGACAAAGGCTGTTGTAAGAGGAGAGCTTGAAAAGAAACAACAAATTGTTGAGACCTTAAAGAGATATTTCTCTAAAGGAAAACCTCTTTATAACGATTTACAACTATACAAACAGTTGATGGAGCCACAGAAGCTTGAGGAATCTCTTGGGCTTCGTTACATGAAAGAAGTAAAAGAAGACTGGGAAGCTCTTGATAGAAAAGAAATCTTTAACGAGCAAACTAGTTTGATAAAAGAGTTTAACCATAAGCTTCCAGAAGCATTTGGAAACTTTATCTCTAATTATAAATCAATAGCAACAGTCGGGCAGTATTTCAATTCTAATGGCGTTAAAGCAAAGACCCGTCTATTGATAGAAGAAAAACTTAAAACGCTTGTTATTTCGCATCCTCAAGCGATTAAAGAGGATAAATTAAAGACTGTTGATGCACTCACATATAAAACATTTGTTTCTAAATTCAATGATGCGTATAAAGAAACTCTTTTGAAAGAACAAAGAGAGTTGTTGACCAATTATATCACGTCATTTTCTGACAATGGTCTTGGACTTAAGATGTTTATGAACGAAGAAATTGGAAGATTAAAAGAACAGTGCGAAAATTTAAGTGAAGGGCAATGGTCTGATAAAATAAAACTAGTTAAAGAGAGGCTTGAAGATTTCAAAAAGAAACCTTTGACTGAGGAAGTAATTAAAGATGTCTTCCATATTCAACAACTTTTATCGGAGATTAAGTAAATGTATAAAAAGCCACAAGATATAGTTTCGGATTTATTACAAGAAGATATTGGTATTGATATTCAAACACCAACAGGTATTGACTTTAAACCTCCAGAATCTGACACAGACATAGGTATAGATATAGAAAGAGGTAAAGACATTTACATAAAACCACAAATTACTGTGGATATCGTTAACAACAATGCAAGAACTACAAAATTTGAAATGAATGTTCGCAAAGCTCTTAATGGTGATTTGTTAGTTTTTGATCATGCTGACATTGATATTGTCTTGATGGTTGAAAAAAAGAAGATTGTTGCTTTTCCAAAAGACTTGATGTCAGAAGTTGTTTATGGAGCCGAGTCTCGTCTTATGGAATGGATGAGGCACAATGGTATTATTGAGTATGACTCAATTCAAGGTGGTAATGTTTACGGTTCTCTTGAAGGCAAGATACACGAATCAAAAGAAAGAGATCCAATGAAATCTGCAATTTATCAGTTATCTGAATGGATAAAGTCTGAAGCTCCGTCATCAAAAATGAAAAAAGGACATGATGATATGATGCAAGATGCTCAACTAGAGCCTGATGAAGAGAACCACACAAAATTAGGTGAAGTGCCGCATTCAGAAGAAAAAGGATCAATTGTTCAACATGGTCTTTTTGCGCCATATTTGTATGGTCGTTACACTTATTAATACTATTTATAGTAAATTGTTTTACAAAGGAGATCTAAAATGAAACTAACAAACAAACAATTAAGACAAATAATCAAGGAAGAACTTGAGAATGTTCTGAATGAAGCCACTAAGTATACAGCTGAATTTAGTGATGAAGGCGTAGAAGTTAAGCTGGGAATGAAGACAATTATGTATGTCACTAAAGGGCAGCATGAATATTACAAGCCCTTAGCTGGAGCTTTGACTGGTAATAGACAAGCAAAGATGGAGTTGGCAAAACAAGTTTCCCAAAAAGTAGGGTCACAGGTTTCACCAAATGATATTGAAGTCAGAGCAGCTCAAAAAGATCCAAATGCAGGACTTGATAGTGCTATGGACTACAGGTCACGAGGAAAGTACTAAAATATATGTTTGGTGCAAAAGGATATGCTTAATTTCATTCTTGCCGCTTATGGCTTGACATTTATTCTTGTCTACGGCAAAATATTTGAAGACATCCGACCCGAAAAAGATTACACAAAAAAGTGGAACACACTTTTCCATTGCCCTTTGTGTATAGGCTTCTGGGTTGGATGTTTTTTATTTTGCATTAACCGTTGGACAGAACTATTTACATTTGATTATACAATCGCCAATTTTTTTATTTGCGGTTGGATCTCTGCTGGAACGTCATATTTAATTTCTATGTTGGTTGATGACTTCGGCTTTCGCATTTCAAAAATTGGAGATAAAGATGAATAAAAGATGGATGCTACAACCAGTTCGTCGTTGCTGTTCAGGCAGCTGACTCAAGCGGGTTGCGCCCGCTTCAAAGGAGAAAGAGATGAGTAAACAATTATTAACAGAATTTTTTGAATTATGTCCCGATGGACGTTGCCTTGATCGCTTAAGCGAAGCACAAAAGCGCGAGGTAATCCAAGAGGGAGCTGTTTATCTTGTTGGAAGAATACAATCAGCAGACAAGAAAAACGGAAATGGACGTGTTTATCCAATGAAGGTTCTTAAAAAAGAAGTAGACAATTACAAAAAAATTGTTGCTGATGGAAGAGCTACAGGTGAACTAGACCACCCTGATGATTCAGTGATTAACTTAAAGAACGTATCTCACATGATTACTGATTGTTGGTGGGAAGGCAAGGATGTCATGGGTAAGATTAAAGTTCTTGACACACCTTCTGGTCGTATTCTCAAAGACTTAATAAATGCTGGTGTAAAACTTGGCATTTCTTCTAGAGGTCTTGGTTCTGTAAAAGAATCAATGGGTGATACAGTTGTCGAAGAAGACTTTCAGCTAATTTGTTTTGATATCGTAGCTGAACCTTCAACTCCTAATGCTTATGTTTATCCAAAAAATAATCAATCAGGAATAAACAGAGGAGCAATGAAATTTAAAATTGCTGAGGGTAAAGAAAACCAAATTGATAATCTATTTAATAAGATCTTGAGGGACTAATGAATAAGCAAGAATTAAAAAAAATTTTAAAACCATTAATAAAAGAGTGTATCAAAGAAGTAATCTTCGAAGATGGTACTCTTTCTTCAATTATAAGTGAAGTTGTAAAAGGAGTTGGAGAACCTATTGTTGAAACAAAACAAAGGTTCCCAAAGAAAACACAACCTCAATATGAAACAGAAGAACAAGCTAGAACAAGATTAAACAAACAAAGAAAAAAAATGATGGAAGCTGTGGGTAAAGATGCTTATAATGGCATCAATTTGTTTGAAGGAACTACTCCTGCTCCAAAAGAACAAGGGCAAGGAGCCTTATCGGATGTTGACCCAAGAGACCCTGGTGTTGATATTTCTTCATTTATGGGAAAATCTTCTCTGATATGGCAAAAAATGGCAGGCAAAGATGGCAAATAATTATACGTATAAAGTCAGAAAAAAAGATAATATTGATAGAGTTATTAAACGATTTATCAAGAAATGTAAAAAACTTGGGATCATTGATGAGATAAAAGATCGTCAACATTATACAAAGCCCTCGGAAAAAAGACGAAGAGCTAAAGAAAGAGCAATTCGCAGAAGAATAAAAGAAGAGAAAAAACGAAGAAAATAGACTATTTACAGTAGTTTTTAAGGAGTTAATAATGTCAATACATAAACATAGCAGTTGGGGTCGAACAAGGCAGCCAAAAAATATTGCAGGAAAACACGGAACAGAAGCAGAAACTTCTACATCCAACCCTTCAGCCGCAGCAGATGGATATGCAACAGAAGGTCAAAAGTCACTTCATCTTCATTTTACTGAGAGCCAAAACACATCAAGGACAATAACAGTCTATGGATACATACATGCTTTTGGTGAGTGGTTTGTAGTAAAAGACTCTAGTGGTGCAAGTGTTACAATAACAGCTGATAATGCAACTGTCTATAAAATTGGTGCTCAAGCTATTGATATTAGTGGTTTGGATAGAATTTATTTTAAAGCAAGTGGTACACTACACGCAGATGATGTTTTGTTTGCTGCTACTTCTACTATAGTAGGAACTTAAGAGGTATAGATGGGTGAATTTGGTTGGGCATATATTAGTGGAAGTGATGTATCCGCTGCACAAGGAACAGATGGATCAGTACAATTAAGAGAAGCAGGATCGACTGCTTTTAGTGGTTCTGGTACTCTTGTCTTTGATACCAATGCTAACCTAAAGGTAACAGGCGCTGTTTTAACAAAAGGAAGAATTTCTGCTTCGGCTGAAGTATCCGCTTCTGCTTTTTGGGGTGATGGCTCCAATTTGACAGGTATAACATCAGTTAATATAGCGACAGATGGTGCAAACAGAATGATAACTGCTGATGGTGATGGAACCATGACAGCAGAACCAAACTTGACGTTTGATGGTTCAATCATGATTTTAACTGGAACTCTTAATGTTTCTGGAGCTGTTAATGCAAATGAGTTGAATATAAATGTTACAAACAAATCTGTAGCAAACATATCAATAACTGGTTCGACAAAGTTTGGAGATACAGCAGACGACACACATCAATTTACTGGTAGTGTTTTTGTAAATGCAAATTTGACTGCTTCAAACAGTATATCTGCCTCTGTTTATTATGGTGATGGATCCAATTTGACAGGTATAACATCAGTTAATATAGCAAATGATGGTGCAAACAGAATGTTAACTGCTGACGGTGATGGAACTATGTCTGCTGAGTCTAATTTGACATTTGACGGTACAACGTTAACAGTAACTGGTGATGTAAGCTCTTCTTCTAATTTAACAGCATCAGCAATGAATTTGTATGGAATATCTGCTGGTACTGCGACGACATCAAGCTATTTAGCTTTAGATTCTAATAACAACGTAGTACTAACATCATCTTCTGGTGGTACTGGTGGGACTATCGGAGAAGCTGAAGATGAAGGTGGATATGATGACGGACTTTTTACTGATTTTACAACTTCAACTGCAATTGGTACACCAATCGACAGGTTCAACGAAGTTCTTAAGATACTTGCTCCAACACCAGCCCCAGCAGTATCAAGAATAACATCTTCAAACACTACTGGAGTTGCAGCTAAACTTTCTTTTGGATCATCAAAAGTTGTTTCTGGATATACTTCTTCTGCTACAACAGCTGGGTTTACCGCTGTAGATGCTACTGGCATATATTCTGCAAGCGTTTCCGGGTCTAATTTCAGACTTGGTGTTTATGATGGCTCACAAGATATAACTGGTGAAATAAATTATCACGTTGTTGAATCGTTAACAAATGGATATATGGCTTATTCTAACGATGCTTTTGGAAATGCTAACGAGGGTACTTTAAAATTAGAATTAAACGGCACGGTAATTCACTCTGTTGCTCTATCTGGTTTAGCCGGTTCCGGAAATCCTAATACAGGATCTGCTAATTCATTAACTAACCAGTCTGGATTTACAAATGTTTCAGTCACAGCTTCGTCATTTGACGGAAACAATTCGGAATGGTATATATTCAAATATAGGACTGCGAAGTTTAAAGTAGATACAGATCAGCAAAAAGTAGGATGGAATTATGTTAGAGTAATACATTCTTTAGCATCCGATAATGAAACAAACTACATTGAATGGATAAACGATCCATCAGGAGCAGCTGGTGTTGCTAACATGTCAGCATCTAATGGAAGAATCGAAGATATAGTCTTAGTTGGCTCTAAATATTTATCAGGCGTAGAATATAATACAGACGCTACAGCAAAATATAAAGTTGATCTTATAAATTTATATTCAAATGTATATGCAGCAAGTGGTACTCCAATATCTTTTACAGCTACCAATAGCCCAAACCCTTCATCAGCAGCTGTTACTGATTTAGGTGGATCGGATGATAAATCAAAAATACTAGGTGTAACAGCATCGCTTGATTTTGATGGCTCTACTTTATTTAATGGAACCATAACTTGCAACACAACCGTTACTCATCCACTCAAAACTACTATAACAAACACTGGATCTGCGACTACGGGTAATAGTTTCTTGATTGATAACAGAACCCTAGCTAGCACTGACTTAGAAGAAAAATTTCATGATGAATCTTATAGAAAAACATCAGGTTCGTATGACACGCAAGGATCAGTAACCGCAGCTGCTTCTAATTGGAACTCTGAAAACCATATGACTGGCGGTGGAGCAACAGGACACACAGATGGTTTGTTATTTCACAATCAAAGGCTTTACAGTCCTGTTGATGGTGACATACCAAATGGTGGTAATTTTGGAGCAATATCTAATGTTTCATCAGGGCAACCAAACTATTCTACAATTGTTGGTACAAGGACATTTTATCGTGTTGTATCTAATTCTAGTGGTGTTGCTAAAAGAGATATGAAAATAGTATCTACAAAAAATAGTACTAGATATAACAACTTAACACTCGGTGCTTCAAATGTTCACTTTTTTGCAAAAATTCCAGGATCAACAGGCTGGATGGATATATCCCAACCTTTTGCTTATGGATCAACTTTAGATGGAAATGGGGCTTTAATTACCACAGCTACAAACAACAGTAATACAGGTAGTACCGATAACGGGAACTCAACACATTTTATCTCTTTTGGAACACAATCTGTTTCTAATGGCGATCATGTTATGATCAAAATACTGGCAGATGAGTCGTGGGGTGGTTATCTTTCCGAACTATCTTTTTCAGTTGGTGCCACTACAAACACAGCCACAAACACTGGTATTGAGTTAGATAATATTCTTCTAGATAATGTGGGGTCTGAAGTTGCTAAACTTTCTTTTGGTGCTAATAACAATGTAGCTGAGTATATTAACGCGACTGGTTCCTCAATAGGTTTAAGCGATTTTAATATAAACTCTACTTACAATAAAAGTGGTGGAACCAGGAGAGGAGTTTTTAAAGCTGCTGAGGTTATGGGTGGTAAACTAAATGAGAACATTATTGGTAATGGTTCAAACTATCCATCGAATTCTTTTAAAGATGCCTACACTGGTTCTTTGTTGCTAATAGTAAATGAAGTAACTGCAAGTACAATGGCCTTAGATAGCCTTGATGCTGGTAACAATTTATCATCAAATACTGGTTTTAGTCTTGATGCTGTTGGGTTTTCGACCACTAGTGACGGAATCCCAGATTACACCAAACCATACAGAACAGGCACATATAGTATAGGTACAAACCAACAAAATGCTGGATGGAACTACGCAAGAGTAATTCACAGGATTGGAGCTACAGATACACTAACAAGTTATGTTGAATGGGTTGTTGACCCATCTGGTTCAACAGATGATACGGCAGTTTCTACACCAACATTATCTGATTTTGGACATACAGATTTATATTATCAATCAGGCATTGGGTACTATGCTACAAACCCAACAGCAAGTTTTAGTTTCTCAGGTTCTAATTTTTATAGAAATGTTTACGCAACAGGAAGTGCTATTAGTTTTCCAACCACAACTAATTGTACAGTTACTAATATAAGAATGTCTGGGTCTGGCATCACTACAACAACTGTGGCTGCCGCAAGCTCCAATATGGCTCTATTGAATAGTTCAAGCAATTGTCACTTAACAGATATACAAGTAACAGGAACTATGTTGTATGATGGAGCAACGCCTTCAATAAGTGGAGGGCTTAGTTTATTTACTGATCAAGATGTAACTGTGACAGGTAAAATATTACACCCATTTAAATCAGACAAAACTACCAGCGGTGCCTCAAAAAACAATCTATTTGTTTATTCTGGTTCTCTTGGGTCGACCAACTTAAATACAGCAGAATATTTTGGATTAGAAACATATAGGATTGTTTCAGGAAATTATGCAAATCAAGAAGCAGTTACCTCTTCTGCTAATAGCTGGAATTCTCAAACTGCTATGGATAACGGTGGAAATCATGACGATGGAATGGTAACGGCAGCTGGTTATGCCATTTCACCTTTACAAATTGGAGTTGCTGGGAATACTGGTCATGCTTCGCTTCAAGTTCCAGCTGGAAATCCAGATTACTCAAACCCTACCAACAACACAAGAACCTATTATAGATATTTCAAATACACTTCAGCTTCAACTGTTGCCAGTTTTACATTAACTCTTCGAGGAGATGCTACATTAGTAGGAAAAACAGGTACTTATGCTGCTACCCTAGGAGCAAATAAAAACTGCTTTGTTGAATTAAAGATACCTTATGATCCAAATTATCCTGGAGCGGATGACCAATCAACAGGATGGGCTGATTGTGCTAAAATATTTGAAAGTGGAAACCAACCAAACAATGATGGTGCTGGTATTAGAACTGGTGATTTTACTGGAGAAGACCAAACAATAGATTCGGGAGGCTTAGCCCTATCTCTAACCCTTGGAAATTACAGAATTAAACAAAACCAATATGTTGTAGTTAAGATTTCTGCTCATGAAGATTGGACTGGATATCTTTCACGAATTGAGGTGACATACTAATGGCAAAAACTAATGTTACATCTACAAACTTTGCAGCAAAAAAACTTCTTGGTAAAACACAGGTTCGACCATCTTTAACTGATGCTCAAGAAGCATTTCCGTCGAATGTTTCTGTTCCCGGTGCTGGTGTTTTTTCAGAAACTATTCCTAGAGAACCTGGTACAGAATTTTTTACTTTATATTCAGCTTCTGCTGGTTCTCCTGCTACTGTTGAAAGAGTTTATTTTGACTGTATAGCCATATCAGATGGCTTTTATGATGCCGATGCCGCAGCTGCTGATGGTGGAGATGAGTCCCAATCTCAAGGTAATCACGCATATTATCTAAAACTTCCATCAAATTATGAAACTACTTCCTCTAATCCATTAACTGGTTCTGGAAATTTTGTCAATGATAAAAGACTTTATTTATCTCGTGGTGGTTTACAGCTAGTACCTCCATTTACTACTGATGCTGGTTTGCCTGGTTCTAGTGGTAATAACAACTATTTTGTAGAATTATACACAGGAGATCCAACCAACCCTTCTAATAAAATATCTGAAACTTCTCCAATAGATTGGCAATTTGATTATTATTCAGGAATCATATTCATTCAAGACTATGATGCTTCTAAGATACCTGTAACAGCTTCTGCTTATCTTTATGTTGGAAAATACCTAGATGAAAAATTAACAGACCTGTCTTCTTCTATTGGAGAAGGTGGTGGAAGTGCAATAACAGTTAAAGATGAAGGTTCTAGCTTATCAACAGAAGCCGTTTCTTTTGACTTTGTTGGTACTGGTGTTACTGCAACTAAGCCAAGCGGAGAAAACATAACTGTAACTATTCCTGGTGGTATTAATTTTTCTAGAGACGCAGTTCTTTCTACAACCACAGCTTCCGTAACTTCATCTATACTAGGAGTATCAGGAACAACAGCAATTGACATAAGACTTCCTTCTGCCGCTGCATACTCAGCAGGTCAATATTTTACTGTAAAAGATGAAAGTGGTGCTGCTAACACAAAGAACATAAGAGTGTTGGCTAGTGGGTCTCAAACCATCGATGGAGAAAGTTTAATAACGTTAGAGTCGTCATACGCAGCAGTAAATATATATTCCAATGGTACAAATAAATTCTTCATTTATTAGGTCGATTGAAAAACTAGTTTCTATTTAAAAACCGAGAGATAGTATCTCTCATATGTACATATTATTCATGGAGGATTAAAATATGGCTTATAAATTTCAATTAGGAGCTGCTGTCTTAAGTGGTTCCCTTACACAAGAAGGACAAATTCTTGCTAAAGATAGCAAAGTTTCAGGTTCTTCAATTGGTATAACAGATGCTTCTGGTTTAGCTGAAACCGGTGGTGGTCTTGCTGACTCTGGTGATGGTACACTCGAACTATCGATGGATGGAATGATGGGTACAGACTTCACTATGAACCAAGATAAAATCTTTTTTGCTGCTGTTGGTGGTGCTGGTGGTAACATTAGATCTGGTAGTATTTCTGATCTAGTAAGTGGGATGACTGGTAGTGCACTTGCAGCATCAAACGGCGTTCTTAGCGTATCTAACCTTGCAAATGCTCAGATAGCTTCAAATGCTGCAATTGGTTTAACTAAATTAGCAGCAGTAGCTGGTGGAAGTTTTATTTTAGGTAATGCGGCTAATCAAGCAACTGTTCAATCTTTAAGTGGTGACGTTGCTGCTGTTAGTAATGGTGGTGCTGTTACTTTGACTTCTGCTCAAACTAGTATCAGTTCTCTTAAGCACAATTCATTAGTTGTTGGTCGAGTTTCTGGTAATGATGATATTAACTTTGCTGATGGTTCAATCACTATTGACACTAACAATATCTCAAGAGTCACTGTTACTGATACTGCTGTAACTATTCAACCAAATGTCACTATTCAAGGTAATTTAACTGTTAATGGTACAACTACTACAGTTGAGTCAAGTACTTTGATGGTAAAAGACAAAACTATTGAGCTTAATGTTGTTACTGGTTCAGAAGGTAGAGCATCTAACTCTGGTGCTGGATTCTTCTTCTCTGGTTCAACTGAACCAAACGATGCATCTTTATTGCTTACTGCTGATGGTGGTAGATTTAAGGCTTCTGGTTCTTCTGCTGGTTTTGATGTTCAAACTGGTGGTGACTATAGAATTAATGGTGTTTCAATTCTTTCTGCTACTGCTCTTGCTTCTACTGTTCTTGTAGATGGTGATTCATTAAGAATTAACAACTGTGCTTCTTCATTAAACTCAGATACCTTAGAAGCTGCTGACTTATTTGTCGTTGATGATGGTGCTGCTGGAGCTCCAAAGAAAATTACTGCTGGTAATTTAAGAACTTTCTTCCAACAAGGCGTAACTGCTGATTCTGCTGGTGGTTTTAGTTATAATGCTTATAACATCAATACAGCAACAGCAACAAATGCTGATGGTAGTACTGGTTTTTATGCTCCTTCTGGATCTACTGCATCCAACCCTGTATCTGCATCTCATGCTACTGCATTACACTTATCTGGTGGTGCTTCAGGATGGTCAAATGGTATGGTTCTTTATATTAAAGCACCTTCTAATGCATCGGACTTTAATCTAACTGTTCATGCTTCTGGTTCTGAAAAAATTGATGGTTCATCCACTGTTTTGTTAGAATCTGATAATGCCGCTATTACTCTTTTGAGATGTCATGACGGTAGATGGTCAATCGTATAATTTATTAAAAGATTATTATCTTATGTTCTCAAAGAAGGTCGGGTTTTTGCTCGACCTTTTTCTATTTATTGAAGAGGAGAAAAATTATGTCATATAAATATTCAAAAGGTGCTCAAGTTATCGGAGACCTAAAAGCTGCGGATGATACTCAAAGAGATACATTAATAGATTTTGGACAAGACCAAATAGAATTTCAAACAAGTGGTTCAACAAGACTCAAGATTGAAAATAGTGTTATAACTACAACCACTCCATTGCATATAAGTGCTTCCGTAACAGCGGGCTTAAGGATATCAAAAAATGACGCAAATTATAGAGAAATACAATTTGAAAACGATGGTTCAGAAGCCGGCTTCATACAAATTAATTCCTCAGAACACCTTGTTATTGGTAATCAAACCAATGGAAAAAGTCTCGGTTTCTTTACTACCGGTGGTGATGGTACTGCTGAAAGAGCGAGGATAGGTTCAAACGGAGCTCTTGGTGTTAATAACACTAACCCATCAGAATTTTTGCATGTTGGTGGTAATGGTAGATTTGATGGGGATGATGTTAGAATTAAGCTTAACGGAGATAGCAATAGTCATCCCGGTCTTGAACTATATGAGAACGGAACAAGAAAATGGATTGTTTATAATGATTACACTAACGATAATCTTACTTTCAAAACTGACACATCAACTAGAATGGTAATAACGCAATCTGGTAGTGTTGGCATCGGAACAACTTCACCAGACACCACCCTACATGTGGAAGGAGATTGTATACTTGAGGGAAGAGTGATAATTCAGGCTACTGGTTCTGAGACACCTTCTGACTACTTGACCAATGAAAGTATATCTTTCTATTTAGACGAAGGTAACAACCAACTAAAAGTTAGAGTCAAGTACTCCGATGGACAACTTAAATCAGGGTCTATTAGTCTGTCTTGACATTGAATATGTCTTTTCTTAATTGTTAAACTATTTATTGTGATAAACGTTTATTTAAATAGGAGAGTATAGATGTCATCTATGTTAGAACAAGCTATTATTGATGCAAAGGCTCTAAAAGAGGCTGCACTTAAAAATGCGGAACAAGCCGTAATTGATAAATATTCAACAGAAATAAAAGCAGCTGTTGACGAATTACTAGAAGGTAATGAACCTCAAGAAACAATTAACGAAGAAATGGAAGTTCCTTACGCTTCTGATCCTTCTCTTGCAGATGATAAGCCTGTCGAATTAGAAATGGAGTTTGAATTTAATCCAGAAGATTTTAGACTAGATCTTGAATCTATAAAACAACAAGCTGAAGCTGATCCTGAAAGCGCTGGAGAAGAGCCACAGGATACAGAATCCCTTGCTGCTGATGTTGGTGCTGCTCCTGCTGAACAAGCTCCTGCCGAAGGTGGTGAAGATGCTGGAGGAGGTGACCTTGGTGGTCTTGAAGGGCTATTACAAGAATCAACCGAAGATGATTTATTAAAAGAACTTTTCTCTTTATTAGAAGAAGATGGTGAAGTAATACTAGATGAATCTTTAGTTGTTGATGTTGATGAAGTTA